GAAAATAGTGATATTCCATTAACAAAGATAGAACATTGGTTCAGATTTGATGAATCTGGGTTTGCATATCCAAGTATAGAAGATTGGAAGAAAATAAGATTACTCATAGATGATTTTTCAAAAGAGTGGAATTTCATAAATGAAGGATTAACTCATTATGAATTAAAAACAGATGAAGTTGTATCGTCAGATAAAAAGAATAAACGATCTGTTTGGTCAGTAACTACTAAACCATATAAGGGAACTCATTTTGCAGTATTTCCACCTGACTTAATCGAACCTTGTATCAAGGCAGGGAGTGAAGAGGGAGACATAGTTTTAGATCCATTTATGGGATCAGGAACTACAGCAGTTGTTTCCAAATCGTTAAATAGACATTATATTGGTTGCGAATTGAATGAAGATTATGGTAAATTAATACAGAAGAGATTAAGTGAGAAATCATTTGCGAGGTTAAAACTAGAATGACAGAACGTATAGAAGAAACAATACTTCGCAACCTCATTTGCAATGAGCAATACTATCGTAAGGTAGTGCCATTCATAAAAGCAGATTACTTTCAAGAGTACAATGAAAAAATCTTATTTGAAGAGATTGCAGACTTCGCTGCTAAGTACGATAAAGTACCTACTAAAGAAGTTCTCACAATTAATCTCCAGAGCAGAGGAGACCTTACAGAAGAGACATTCAAAGATACATTATCGGGATTAAATTCTCTTTCTGATGACTGGATAGATTATGACTGGTTGTTAGATGCCACAGAAAAATGGTGTCAAGACAAAGCTATATACAATGCATTAATGCAATCAATTAAGATTGCTGATGGCGGTGACAAGAAGTTAGACAAAGGTTCTATACCTAGTATTTTACAAGATGCTTTAGCAGTATCCTTTGACGAACATATTGGACACGATTACATTGAACAGGCAGATGACCGATATGAGTTCTATCACAGAAAAGAAGAAAAGATTCCATTTGATCTTGAAAAGTTTAACTATATTACAAAAGGTGGTCTACCTAATAAGACTCTCAATATCGCTCTTGCTGGTACAGGTGTCGGGAAGTCTTTATTCATGTGCCACATGGCTGGTTCCGCTTTGTCACAGGGGTACAATGTTCTCTACATTACATGTGAAATGGCAGAGGAGAAAATTGCAGAGCGAATTGATGCAAATCTTCTCAACGTAAGTGTAAAAGATATTATAGACATACCAGAAGTTTTATTCAGATCAAAAGTTCAAGAGATCTCAAAGAAAACACAGGGTAAACTTATCATAAAAGAATATCCTACTGCATCTGCACATGCAGGACATTTTAGAGCACTGTTAAATGATCTACAGTTAAAGAAAGATTTTAAACCAGATCTTATTTTTGTAGATTATCTAAACATTTGTGCATCTGTTAGGTACAAAGGTGCTATTGTAAACTCATACACATATGTCAAAGCAATCGCAGAAGAACTTCGTGGTCTTGCAGTTGAAACAAATCTTCCAATTATATCCGCTACTCAAACTACTCGTGCTGGTTTTGGTAATAGTGATCCTGACCTTACTGATACTTCAGAATCCTTTGGTCTTCCTGCCACTGCTGATTTCATGTTCGCTCTTATCAGCACTGAGGAGTTAGAAGAACAGGGTCGTATCATGGTCAAACAATTGAAGAACAGATACAATGATCCTACTGCATCTAAAAAATTCATGTTAGGAATTGACAGATCTAAGATGAGACTTTATGATGTAGCAGAGGACTCTTCTATACTAAATGCAGAGGATGAAGAGGTAGGAGAAACCTTACAACAATTCTCACAAACACAAAACCGATTATCTAAATTTGCAGAATGGAACGTATAAATCATGTGGACTTTGATAGGTACACTCATTTCGTGGATGCTGTCACAAGCACTCCTAGTAAGGATTTTAAATCTCTTGTTGATCGCTTGGGTGAACTTGACAGAGAAGGTGCCAATATTGAACGTCTTACCACTGCTGGTGTTGGGATTAATGCTGAAGGTGGAGAGTTCCTTGAGATCATTAAGAAGATGGTATTCCAAGGTAAACCATGGAACGAAGACAACAGAGAACATCTGATCATTGAACTTGGTGATATCATGTGGTACGTAGCACAGGCATGCATGGCACTCGAAGTATCATTTGATGATGTGATTGCTACCAATGTTAAGAAACTAGAGAAGCGTTATCCTGAGGGATCGTTTGACGTTTACTTTTCTGAGAATAGGAAAGCAGGAGATCGTTAAAATAAATAGGTAAATGGCAAGAAGGCAAAACTCATTTACTAATTTAGGAACAGATTTTGCAGCACGTGCAAGAGATATAACAACGTGTCTACGTGAGGAAGGGTATAATACAAGAGATATTACAGAAGTAAGACAATTAGATCCAACTAAACAAATTGTTCTTAATCTTAGAATAGACGTACCTCAACAACAAAGAGGTAGAATAACAAATACTTTAGTAACTGCTATAACCAGTAAAAATATTACAGGAAGTAGAGAGACTTATGATGTAGAAGTAAATGGAAATGTCATAGACATTCCTATAGTAGATAATAAAAAATTTCGTGTACAAGTAAAACCTATACAAGGTGGTGGTAGTGGAGGTGGATCAGCATCAACTGCTATAAACGAGTCTATGTTTGCTGTATATTGTGCAGTGAGATATCATTTAGTTAATGAAGATTTAGATTTTAGGCAATCAATATCAGACGAGGTTCTAAGAGAAGCATATAATAATTATTGTTTTGTGAGTGTTCCATTTGAAGATTTGTGGGCAGATACTGTGTGGCATAAATCACATTGCCTAGCAGCAAATAAACTTTATAGTCAACCACAATGCAGAGTGCAAGATGCTAGGTTCTATCGTGGTAGTGGATTTGATGATAATGAAATAAAAAATGCATATAAAAGGGTCAATACAAATTTAGTAACATTAAACGAAACTAAATTTACAGATGAAGATAAATGGAATCCTTCTGATATATGGATTGCTAAAAGAGGATTTGATATATCACCTATAGACAACTTAAATACTGCAGCAGAAATTAATAAATTTCTTGATGAAAAATTTGTAAGTAAAGAACTTGTAGGAGTGTCACTTAAAAAATCTGAAGGCATAACAGAAGCAATAGAGAGTGCTAGTGCTAGATTTGAGGTGATGAATCAAGAACCTCCTGCAGAGAGAAGAGCAAAAGTTTCTAGTTATAAATGGGTTGATAGAAATAGCACAGGTGGATATGATTTATATTTTGAGAACAAAGGAAAACAATCTATTGATGTTTATTTGTACTATGGTAGTGGTGAATTTGATAAGTTTCAGTTAAGAAATTTTGGAGGTCAGAAAGCATCATGGCAAATAGAATTAAAAGGAGCAACAGCAGCACATGGTCGTTGTGGTGGAGGTAATGTTGCTAGTATTGTGAATGAATATGCTCCTAATGCTATGCCTTGGGATAATACAAATTTTTACAATAGTTGCAGTCTTACCAATAGAAATGCTAGAATAGGTATAACTAGAGAAATTTGTGAATTGTTGGTAGAATTTGATGCAAAAAATATTATCAGAGGATTGGCACAGGAACGTGACCTTGCACAGTATGAAATAATTGTTGCAAGAAAACCACAAGAATGGAGATACAGTAAATTAAATGGTCTCAGGTTACTAAAAGCATTGAGAGATAATCCAACCAAGGCAGATCAAATTGTACAGGCATTATATTTGTTTGCTAGTTCTCAATTAGATTTCTCATCAGTATTTGTGAAGGTGTATTGATGGCAAACGTAACACAGTTAAAACATTTAGAACATTTAGAAGATGAGATGCTCAACTATGGAGTTGAGGGATGTATGGCTGCGGTTAGTTTCCTACAAGAAATAAGAAAAATGCTTGGGTGTGATAATAGCACAGGATTTATGCAGACTAAATGGGATGGCGTGCCATCAGTTGTTTGTGGTATTGATCCTTTAACGGATAATTTTTTTATAGGAACTAAATCAGTTTTTAATAAAGAAGAACCAAAGATTGCTGCCAGTGAAAATGGTATTGATATGTACTATGGTCATCAACCTGATCTTGCAAAAAAATTAAAATTATGTTTTAAATATTTTTCTCAGTTAGGTATCACTGGTGTGATACAAGGTGACTTTTTAGCAGATAAATCTGATGTAAAAACAGAAACTGTTAATGGAGAGAGACTCTACACATTTGGTAATCAGGCACTTACATATGGTATACCAGTTGACCATCCAATAGGTAAAAAAATTAAAAATGCTGAGGTAATTATAGTATTTCATACACATTATACAGGTGATGATGTACCAGTAATGCAAGCAAAAGCTGGTGTTGGCGAAACTCTAAAAGAAATTAAAGAAGTTGCTATCATTAATAATGATACACCCATGCATAAGGTAGGATTGAATCATCAAGAGGAAATAAATTTTGATAAGATGATTTCTGCTATAGAAAAAAATTGTAAAGAGTGTGGAGATTTTTTAGATCAGTTAGTTTTATTCTCAGGTACAAAAGGAGACGAAAAATATCACGTTGCTTCCTATGTAAAACAGTTTTTTAACTCAGAAATAAAAGCAGCACGTGCCATTGGTGATGTCAGTAAAACTTTTGCTAGTCTGTATAATTTTTACTATGATAAAACAAAAGCATTAGTAGATAAAATAAAGACACCAGCAACAAAAGCACAAAAATCTAAGTTAATACATCATAGTCAAAACTATCTTAGAGAAAATGAAGATAAGTTCAAGGCAATGATAACTTTATATAAAAAAATACAAGAGAGCAAGCAGTTTATAATTGATAAGTTAGATAAATTAGAGACTTTTAGAACATTTGCACTTACAGACAATGGATATAAGGTCACAGGACCTGAGGGTTATGTTCTACATAAAGATGGTGACATGGTAAAACTTGTTAATCGTCTAGAATTCTCATACATTAACTTTACACTAGCAAAAAAATGGCGTTAAAGTGCAACAAATGTTATTTTACCTTTGGTAGGTTTCAACCTCCTACTACAGGTCATAAGGAGAACTTTGATGCAGTAAAACGTATTGCAGGGTCACATGAGTATAGAATTTATATCTCACAATCTGTAGATACTAAGGGAAATAACCCTCTTTTACCCGCTAGAAAACTATATTATATGAACAAGATGTTTCCTACACATAAGGGACACATCTATAGCGGACCTAGAGATCCAGTAGCAGTGTTACAGGACATAATGATGGCAGGATTTGATGAGTGTGTGATGTTAGTAGGATCTGATAGAGTACAAGCGATGCAGTGGATTCATAAATATAATGGTAACGACAAAGACTTTTCTTTTCGTACATTAGACATCATATCTTCTGGTTCAAGGGATGCAGATGGTGATACATTTAAAGTATCAGGAACAAAAATGAGACGAGCAGCATTTGCTGGCGATTATAAAACGTTCAAGTCTGGTATACCAAGTGCTCTAGGGGATGCTGATTGCAAAACTTTAATGATGGAAGTAGCAGCGAACTTACCCGCAAACTATAAATGATAAATTTTAAGAAATTACGAGAACAAGCACTAAGACAAGAGCAAAGACACGAAAAAGGTCTGAGCGAGGGTGATAGTGTCATGTCTTCAAGAACAGGAGTCAAAGGAACTATCCACAGAGTGGGTGGTAACTATGCAATTGTTATATCTGAAGAAGGAAAAATGTTTCGTGAATGGATTAAGAATGTTAGAGCTATAAATAATACGAGAAGAACCTCCTTGTAAGTAAATGAAGAAGCAAGATACAATTAACACCGTCAAAAACAATGATGATTTTTCATCAGGTTTGATGGAACAATATAATAAGTGGATGGGTGGCGATTGCTTCCAGAACACTAACATACCAGATTTTCACTTATCTGAAGCACCATTTGATGGCATGGATCCACAGTCACACGGTGCAGAAATAGAGAATACTCTGACTAAAAAGAAAGGTCCTAAGAAAGAATCTCCTAAAGCACAACTTGCTACTAAGGAAGAGACAGAAGTTTGTAAGAAATGTGGTGGTTCACATCCTACTGAGGAGTGCCCAAACATTTTAGAAAGAGAAGAGATTGAAATTGTTGATCATCTTTTAAAGATAGATATTAAAAATTGTAAAAGTAGAAAAGATGTTGATGTAAAATTATCTAATTATATTAATGATAAAGAATTAAGATCATTCTTATTACAAAATTTAAATTTTAATAATGGGATATATTCTTGGTCTTTAGATTTAAATACAATTAAAATGGGAATGAAATATTTAAGAGGGTTCCCAATTGACTTGATTTCAAACGTATCTCATATCGATACCTTGTGTATTTTTGGAGAAAATAGTCCTTATATAAATAAAAAATACAAAGATAAATTTAAAACATTATTTACAAATCTTGAATTTTTTAAAATTGAAGATGCAGGTCACTGGTTACATGTTGAGAAACCACAAGAATTTATTAAGATAATTTCAAAAAAATTAATTTAATTTTATCATTAATTACAATATAAGAAAATACATGGATCAAGATAAAATTTATTTATTGCGTTTAAATTGTAAGGATCAAGTTGGAATAGTTTCTAAAATCTCAACTATATTAGCGAATAAAAACTGTAACATCATTGAATCTAAACAGTTTACCGACCAAGATACAGATAAT